TTGATCTGTTTCAGGCCGGTATGGCCGAAATCGTGAAGCACAAAGATAAAATACTCACCGTTGTATCGCTCGCCATCCTGAACTGCCGGGAAACATGGTTTACGAAAATAAGACTGTTTTTCCTGAGACGATATTTAAATGACAACCTGACTGCGAAAGAGCTTTTGCAACTACTGATTTTAGTCACAAATCAAATGGATGTGCGGGATTTTTTGGCATCTACCGTCTTGATCAAAAAGCTAAACCTAATCGAGACGGGGAAAACAGAAGAGAAAATGAATGCAGATATACAAATTACTGGCAAGTCATTGGGGGAATAATAAAATATTTCCGCTTAACTATGGATGAAATACTATGGGGATATAGCTGGAAAAACATATTAATGTTAATGTATTCCATACCGAGTTATGAAAAAGAAAAAGACGACAAAGAATATAATGAAATAAACGACATATCAGAATTAGGGGATTTATTATCATGAATAAAAATTACAGACTGAGTATTTGCATGATCGTCAAGGATGAAGAGAGCAACTTACAGCGGTGTTTAGACTCATTCCTTCCGATTATCAATATGAAAGATGATGAAACATTACAGCCGTTGGTAGAACTCATCATCGTAGACACCGGTTCAACTGATAGAACTGTAAATGTAGCAAAAAAATATACTGACAAGGTATTTGTAAAAGAATTTATACCGTGGAATTTTTCAGACGCACGGAATTATGGTATAGAGAAAGCCACCGGCGATTGGATTATGATTGTCGATGCTGATGAAGAGCTTACACAGTCAAGTATTTACATACTAATGAATGCGATCATGAACCCGAAATATGAAGAGAACAAAACCATATTCGTGAAACTGTATAATTATTATCACAAGGGCCAGTTCGCGGAAGTCATTCAGGCCCGAATATTCAAGAATACGGGCGAACCGATATACAGCTTTGCAATCCACAACAAACCTCGTGTTGATACGCCGTACCTGTTTCTGGACACTGTTGTTTTTAATCATTATGGGTACATGTTTCAAAAGCAGGATCTGTTCCTGAAGAAAAAGGAGCGGTCACTTCCCATGCTCGAAGCCGAATACGAGAAAAATCCCGATGACCTGCATATCCTGACACATATCATAAAAACGTACTATTCATGCAACGACCACAGGAACGTTGTCGAAAAAGGCGAGCGGTGGATTGAACTCATGCGCGGAATCGATTATCACGTTGGCTGGTTTTCATATCTTGAAGTGTTTGTAAACCTTATCGGCGCATATACGATGCTTGACGATGCGGAGAATGCAGAGCGTGTATTCGAGGAATCGAAAAAATATACGGATAAGCTCATATCACTGCATCTGATTCTCGGTCAGTATTATCTCGAAAAGAAAAATAACGAGCGGGCCCGTGAACTGTTTGAAGAAGCGTACTTAATGAATCAGCAACCCGGCGATCCGTATGAAATGCTTTGCTCGACAAACACGGCAGTCATCATGCCGGAAATATTAAATCTGCTTGCGATTTCATGCTTTGCAGATGGTGATATAGAGCGTGCCGGGAAACTGGTAAATGAAGGTATTGCAATGAATCAGAATCGCTTGCCGCTCAGGTGGGATATTTTCAATCATTCGGATGTGCAAAGTAGAATTATAAAGCCTGAAAAACGGCGTAAAAGGACAGCATAGTTATGGCTTTGAATGTACGCGGCAGTGACAGCCTGATGTGGAACACCGGTATTGATACCGGTGGTTTGAGCCGTGATTCCGCGAAAGCGAAAGGTATACTACTCGGTTTAACACAGTCTATCAGCAATATGGACGTGTTCGCCGCTATTGGTATTGGTGCTGCTCTGGCATTCAAGAAAGCGGCACGAGAGGCCTATAATTTCTCTCGTGATTTTGAACACTCAATGCTTGAAGTATCGACAATTTCTCAAATGGTGGCAAACAACATAGACGGTATATCAGACCGTATTGTCGATATGTCGAAAGAACTACCAGATACAGCCATTGGATTATCAAAAGCATTATATCAGATCGCATCAGCTGGATATGCCGGGGCGGAATCATTTGATATATTGGAGCAATCGTCACGTCTGGCTGTTGCATCAGTAACCGATACATTCACGGCAGCAGATGCGATAACATCGGTTATGAACGCCTATGGGGATGCGGTTAGTGGGGCAGCCGAGGTATCTGATAAGCTGTTTACTATCGTTCGGCTTGGAAAAACTACCATGCGTGAACTTGGCCCGGACATAACAACGGTAACGGGATTGGCAGCTCAGGCAGGAATTACATTTGATGAATTATCAGGTATTATTGCAGAATCGGTCAAAACGCTGAAAACACCTATTGCCATGACCGGTATACGTGGTATTTTGAGTGCTATTATATCTCCTACAGAACAGGCGTCGGAAAAGGCGAAAGAACTCGGTGTAAATTTCAGTATAGCGGCCGTGCAGGCGCAGGGTTTTGAATCGTGGATGAAAGATTTAATCAAAGCGACTGGCGGTTCTACCGAAGCATTGTCGCAACTATTCCCGAATATTCGCGGACTTACCGGGCTGCTTTCAATTATGTCTGATGAGGGTAATAAACTATCAAGGACGATGGCTGAAATAGCAATATCGGCTGGTGCGACAGATGCCGCCTTTGATACCATGATGGAATCTACAGTCAATCAGATTAAAATACTGGCAAACAACGTAACGGCAAAACTGAAACCGCTCGGCGACTGGATTCTGAAATTTGTCGGTAATACGGCAGAATCTATGAATAGATTTTTTGGATTGATGGATGATGAACTCTATTCGGTAGGTAAAAACTACAGTAGTCTAATAGCATTAATGATAAGCAAGAAAGATACGTTACAAAGTTACGTTGATATAATAGATGAACTTGGTAAAAAAACAAAATTAACCGAAGAAGAGACATATAATCTCGAAACTGCTAATAAACGGCTTGCATTGTCTCTTGGTGTCGATGTTACCGATGCAATGAGTACCGCCGAATCGAAGGCAAACCTATATAATACAGCGTTAATGAAAATACAAGATACTAATAAAGAAATAATAGAATTGCAAATAAAACTCGGAGAAATAGAGCAAAGCAGAATAGAGACTAAAATAAAATTGTGGAATCTTGATAAAGACATTACCAGCGAGAGAGTAAGGTCACTCGAAAATGAATTGAGATCAGAAGAAAATAGATTTATAAGGCAGACAGGTTTAAGTACCGGGTTACAAAATGTTCCTCAAAATATGCAGGATTATAGAAAGGAACAAATTAAAGATGATTTAAGAAAAATTGGTATCGAAGTAACTGATGAAATAAGCAATATGGTAAATAATTTATTTTCTCATGGATTTAGTGAGCTTGAACAAGCTGATATTATTAATAAAATAATGTCTGGTCATGTTGATATTCAAAGAGCAAAAGAAAAAATAAAACTGGCTACAATAGAACAAACACTTGAAGAGAAAAGACTTAACCTTGAACTTGAGCAAGAAATAGAGAATACGAATAAACTAAGAGAAATATTAGAAAAACCTCAAACAACACCAGAGAAACCTAAAGGCGAGGCAACAGAATATAAAAAAGAAGGAACCTTTTTCCCGTTCATGGGCACAAAAGCATCATTTGTGGAAATGGAACAGGCGGGAAAAGATTTCGATAATAAATTACAGCAGCGTCTTGATAGTCTGAAATCAAGAACAGGGAAAGAAGTTGAAATCCACAAGGAATCTCTAAAGGAAATCCTTAAAAATACACGAGACATGACATCGCAGGAGCTCCTTGTATATGCTAAATTCTTGGAAAAGAAAGCCGAACTTTACAAAGACGATGAGGCAATGCGGGAAACACTGCTTGACGAGGCTAAAGATGCAATCAAAAAGAGTTATGATCTTGAAATACAGAAAATACGTGAAATCGGTGATGCTTTCAGCGAGTTAGGTACTTTCGTTAGTAGATTTAATTCCGATCTCGGTGTATCGTTAAGTAAAGTTTCAGAAATTGCATCATCAATAGTGCAGATGCAAACCGCAACTACTGGATGGGGTGAGGTCTCTGGATACGCTCAAATTCTAAATTCTTTATGGAATATAACTGGCAAATTATCTGAAAAGATTATGCCTGTTAAATCGACAGACAAATCTGATTATTATACCCGATCACAGCAAGCACTTGATGTACTTGATACCCAGTGGGAGGACTATTATCTAAGCAGGAAAAAAGGTGAAGAATATCTTGCAGAATTGCAACGTATTGTAATCTCACGCGAAGTAGCTTTTCAGAAATTTAAAAAGGACTGGACTGATCAACAACGCCTTGATTATTTAAAAAATATCAAGATGCTTAAAGATGAATTAGAACAGGCACTTACCGGTACGACCGTCACATCAATAGCCGATTCGATAACCGATGGGTTTATGCAAGGACTTGATTCGGCTGAAGTATTCGCCAATAATTTTGAAGATTTAATGAAACAAGCGATATTTAATTCTTTTAAATCAAAAATTATCACGAATTATCTCGAGAGCTGGTATATAGGATTTGCAGCAGAGATGGCAGATTGGGGATTATACGGCGAAAAAGAGAAAGGAGAAGCAATTGAAAGTCTCGGTGAAGCACTTAAATCTCGAATTGAAGAAATGGCACCTCTTTTTGAAGGTCTTGATGATATTATGAGAAAGGCTGGATTTAGTCTTACCGATATATCAGGCAACAAAGCAACAGGTATGGCCGGGGCTATATCGGGCATAACAGAACAGACCGCCGGACTGCTTGCCGGACAATTTAACGCTATGCGGGTGAATACGGCTAATACGGCAGCCGGTATATCTAATATAATCACATATCAAAAACGCATCGCTGATAACACTGATTATTTAAAAAGCATCGATAACAGATTAATGAATATCGAAAAATCAAATATAAACTATACAAGAGTGATTGGAAACTGAGGTAAATATGACATC